ATAATGATGACCTTGTGGATTCTATGACACAAGCGGTAATGCGTTTTAGACAAGGTGGACTAATACCTCATCCTGAAGACTATAAGGATGAAAAAATTTTAAGAACTAAGAGGACTTATTACTAATGTTTAGCGCAATCAGACAGATATTTTTAAAAGGTGGCACCATCTCAGATGCTATTGCCTATGTCTTTAAAGCGACAGGCAACATGCCAACTAAATCAGAAGGCATGAAAATGATTAATATTTATAAAGATGTCCAAAAAAATACTGGAAAAGTTGTTGAATTTCCAAAAGACAGAATAACACCTTTTCATAAACCAAGACCTGGAGACGTTAAAAAAAATGTAGAAGAAGTGTATTTTGACAATCCAGAAGATCCAAGATTATTTAAACCTGACACTAAAAAACCTTTATTTAAAGATTCACCAGAAGCAATTGAAAAAATTAAATCTAATAACAAAGATGCAGTGAAACGTTTAAAAGAAAAAAAATTAAAAGAAGATTTTGAAAAAGCAGTCAAACCAAAAAAAGACCGAATGAACATTCGTTTAATGAAAAATTGGGAAAAAGAATTAACAGATATTGATTTAGCGCAGGAAGGATACAATCTTCAAGAAATTGGTATTCTTCAAAAGGCTAGAAACGTCATGAAAAAGGAAGGACAAAACCCTGATGACGCTTTACAGTGGGTAAAAAGTGAAATGGCTGATGCTGAAGGTGTAGATATTGAAGATTTCATGCCTGATTTTGACTGGGGAGATTTTCCAGGAAAAAGAGACTTCGCAGAAGGCGGAATTGCACCGTTAGTCGGTGAACCCACTTATGCAGCTAATTTTTATGACGATCGTACACCTTATCAAGGTGGTGGCCTCGCAGGAGGACCTCCTATTTCAAGTGGAAATATGAACCAAGCACCCAATCAAATTCAATCCATGAGCCAAGGTCCAGGCGCCTTGATACAACCTTTACAGCAACCCCAACCTTGGATGACAGGCCCACAACAACAAGCCATGGCCAATGCACCACCGGAGGGAATTGCTGGAATGGCAGGGGCACAAATGGCCTCGAATCCCGGACCACGAACCCCGATGAAAGAAGGCGGTACAAGTCGTAGAGGATTTTTAAAAATGATGGGAGGACTCGCAGCACTTCCTTTTATAGGAAAATATCTTAAAGGAGCAAAAGTTGCAGCTCCAGCTGTTGAAAAAGCTGTTGAAGCAATTAAAAGAACAGCCGATGGTGTTCCTATGTATTGGAATAATCTTATTGAAGTAATTAAAGCTAAAGGTGTTAAAAAAATAATGGATAGTGATTATTCTAAATTTCCAGACACCCAGTATACTTATAAAGGAGTTGATGTAATTGAAGATGCAACGGGAGATGTAACAAGAGTCAAAAAAAATATAAAATGGGGTGATGATAACCGTATGGTAAATCCTGAAATTGAAATGAGTGTGACTAAAGGTAAAACGCAAGTTACCGATGAGGGACTTGGAACTCAAAAATCATTTAGAGAAGCCGATGAGTTTGAAGAAGTTTCAGTTACGCCAGACATGGATGGTAAAATGAAAGATGCTGAATTCTATGTAGATGATTCAGATCATTTACAATTTGAAGAAATTGCTAATGAACTTGACATGATCCGTACTAAAAAAGCTTCAGGTGGTCTCGCTTCAATGTTAGGCGAATAATGGAAATTAAAAAATATCAAGACATGATGAACTGGTTGACACGTCCTGGTTTTGACAACGGGGGGCGGGTTAAAAAACAAGGAGGAGGAAGTATGTCTCCTCAATTTCTTAAAAATATTTTAGAAAAATTACCTTCAGGATATAGTGAAAAATATATTGAAACGTTTTATGATGTAAATGATAAGGGGGATTTAGTTCATAAAGGAGGATCTCTTAAAAATGAAGGATCGCTTTTAGAAAAAGAATTTGAAGAAGCATTTGAAAAAGCTAAAAAAAAGGGTCTTAAAGGAAATCGTGCTTCTTGGAATTCAGCTATTAAATCTACCATTAAAGATAAAATAGTGACTGGAACTGCACCCGGAGAAAAAAAAATAAAACAAAAAAGAAATAAATCAGATCCAGGTAGACTTAAAAGAGATGCAAGGAAACTATCAGGAAGAACTAAAGATATGAATGTGGTCTTACACCACGGATTAAATTTAGATAGTCCAGAAACATTAAGGAGTCTTATTCTAGATGAAAATTATAAAAGTAAAGAACCTGGTGTGGGAACACAATGGAGTCCTGAAGAAAAGACAGTAAGAGAACTTGAAAAAAAAATTAAAAATTTAAAAGATAAAAAACCGGAAGGATGGCAAAGAAAATCAGATGAAATGATGGCTAACCTTAAGCGATTAAAAAAAGGATATTCTATACCGTCCCCCACTGTAGAGGATCCAAAAAGAAGAATTACTTTAAGTAAAGACCAAAAAGGAAAATTTGGATATAAAGCGGATACTCCTAGAGGGTATCAAGGATTAGACGAATCTCAAACGGTTGCTTTTAAAGCAAATGTACCGAATGAATTAGCTGACATCCCTTTAAAAGATATGAACGCTGCCCAACGAAAACAAAGTGTTGGTTTTATTGCGGACGTTTTAGCAAAATCTCCCATAGACTGTTCTAAAGCAGAGGGGGGAGTTTGTTCACCAGAAGATTATAAAAAATCTTTTAATCAACTAGTTCAAAAGGGAGCTAATGGAGATGGTGACGCTATTAAAAAATTACAGAAGTTTAGTAAGTTATTAAAGGGTGCTAAAACATTGGCTACTTTTACTGGTTGGGGTATTTTGGGAGAACTTGGTTTTATGGTTCCTTTTGCAGTTGGAGATTATGCTGGTGGAGAATCATGGAAAAGAATAATAGGAAATGCAACTGATCTTGGTTTTGGACCTATGTTGGGACAATCCGAAGATGAAGAAATAATTTCTTATTTACCTGAAGGTTCTTTAGGAGAAGAAGCACAGGGCGTTCAAGCGGCCCGTGATGAATATAGTTCAATATCGGATACAGATCGTTTTGTTAAACCCGCTAGAATAGGAATGGATCAAGGTAGATTTGATAGAGCTAATACAAAAGCTATTGAAGATTCTTTATTAAGAAAACAAAAAGCCGAAGCTCCTTTTTTAGAAGGTCCAAGAAATGAAAATTTTAATATGGATTTATACGATCAAGGAATGGTGGATTGGACTGCAGCGCAAGAACAAGCAAACTTGGCAAAACAACAAACCATACTTGAAAGACAAAAGGCTGGAACAATAGCTCAAAAGGATTGGATGGTTGGCGGTGATACAAGAGGTTATGCTGGTGGTGGAATAACAAGATTAGACCCTAGACGACCAGGAGCTTTACCCCCTAAATCAGGGCCTCAACCTTATGGCTTGCCTTCTATGCCCTATCATGTTAAAAAAACAACGGAGTATTAAATGGCAGATATAGATAAAGGACTCCCAAACGTAAAACTACCTGGCTCTCCAGAAGAGCTTACAGAAGTTGATGTAACGGAAGTTCAAGAAAAAGGTCCAATTGAAGTTGTCCCTGAAGAAGATGGGGGTGCAACAATTGATTTCGACCCAAATGCAAATCCAAACATTCCTGGAACAGAATCTCATTTTGATAATTTAGCAGATTTACTTCCTGAAGAAATAACGAGTCCAATTGGTTCTAGACTTCGAGAAAATTATGTGGATTATAAAAATTCACGTAAAGAGTGGTCAAAAACTTATACTCAAGGATTAGATTTATTAGGATTTAAATATGAAAACAGAACTCAACCATTCCAAGGCGCTAGTGGTGCGACTCACCCAGTTCTTGCAGAAGCAGTTACGCAATTTCAAGCGACGGCTTATAAAGAGTTACTCCCAGCTGATGGACCAGTAAGAACACAGATTATGGGTGCACAAAACCCAGCTAAAGAACAACAAGCTAATAGAGTTAAAGATTTCATGAATTATCAAATCATGGATCAGATGAAAGAATATGAACCTGAATTTGATTCTATGTTATTTCATTTACCATTAGCAGGTTCTACATTTAAAAAAGTTTATTATGATGATTTATTAGGAAGAGCAGTTTCTAAATTTATTCCTGCGGAAGATGTGGTTGTTCCTTATACAGCAACTTCTCTAGCAGATGCAGAAGCTATTATTCATGTTCTTAAAGTTTCTGAAAATGATTTAAGAAAACAACAGGTTGCTGGATTCTATAGTGATGTAGAATTAGGACCTCCAGGTTATCAAACCGATAAAGATGAAATTAAAGAAAAAGAACGTCAAATAGAAGGTACTCAAAGAACCGGACGTCAACAACCTATTTATACCTTATTAGAATGTCATATCGATTTAGATATCGAAGGCTTCGAAGATATTGGTCCAGACGGGGAACCGACTGGTATCAAGCTTCCTTACATTGTTACAATCGATGAAGGAAGTTATAAGGTTCTTTCTATCAGAAGGAACTTTGCGCCCAATGATCCAAAAAAACAAAGAATCCAATACTTTGTCCACTTCAAATTTCTGCCAGGACTAGGATTCTATGGTTTTGGACTCATTCATATGATTGGCGGATTGAGCAGAACTGCAACAGTTGCTCTCCGCCAATTACTCGATGCCGGTACATTATCTAATTTGCCTGCAGGGTTTAAACAACGTGGAGTAAGAGTTAGAGATGAAGCGTCTCCTATTCAACCAGGTGAATTTAAAGATGTAGATGCACCCGGTGGAAATTTAAGAGAAGCTTTTTTACCTCTTCCTTATAAAGAACCATCAGCAACCTTATTACAATTAATGGGGGTTGTGGTTCAAGCAGGTCAAAGATTTGCTGCTATTTCAGAATTACAAGTTGGAGAAGGTTCTAATCAAGGTGCGGTCGGCACAACAATGGCTCTTTTAGAAAGAGGATCTAAAGTGATGTCAGCTATTCATAAGAGATTGTATTTCTCTATGAAGGAAGAATTTAAATTACTAGCTAAAATTATTTCAACGTATTTACCACCTGAATATCCTTACGATGTAGTGGGTGGTGCAAGAGTTATTAAACAACAAGATTTTGATGACAGGATAGATATTTTACCGGTAGCAGATCCAAATGTTTTTTCCATGACTCAAAGAATTACATTAGCTCAAACTGAATTACAACTAGCGATGTCTCAACCTAAAATGCATAATCTTTATCAATCGTATAGAAAAATGTATGAAGCATTAGGTGTTAAGAATATTGATCAAGTATTACCACCGCCTCCGCCTAATATGCCTAAAGACCCTTCTTTAGAAAATATAGATGCATTAGCAGGTAAACCTTTTCAAGCGTTTCCAGGACAAGACCATAGAGCCCACATTACAGCTCACTTAAATTTTATGTCTACGAATATGGTAAGAAACAATCCTCCTATTATGGGAGCCTTACAAAAAAATATATTAGAGCACATTAGTTTAATGGCTCAAGAACAAATTCAATTAGAGTTTAGTCAACAAATGATGATGTTACAACAATTGCAACAACAAGCACCAAGCAATCCGCAAGCTGCTCAACAGTTACAACAAATTCAACAAACTATGGAAGCTAGAAAAGCGGTATTGATTGCAGAAATGACAGAAGACTTTATGAAGGAAGAGAAAAAGATTACTTCTCAATTCGATCATGACCCATTACTTAAATTAAAATCTAGAGAAATAGATTTAAGAGCTATGGACCAACACCGTAAAAAAGAGTACGATGAAGCTAGAATAGATATTGATTCAGCTAAACTAGTTCAATCTAAAGATATTGCTGATGATAAACTAGATCAAAATGAAGAATTAGCTGAATTAAGAGCTGACACAACAATGAATAAAGCTTATTTAGCAGCAGATACTAAATTGACTTCAGACCGATATAAGCGTAAAGATGTAAATACTTTAAAAGGACCTAGGAGGTAAATATGGCAAATAAAAAAGAGCCGTTCTACAAAGGTGTAAACTTTAAACAGTTCGTCAATAAAGACGGATATGCTAAAGGTGGAGTTGAAGTTACAATTCCTGAAGGTATACCAACAAAGAATAAAGTTGGTGGCCAACGTAGAATGTTAAAAGAAAAAAAATCAGAAGTTAAGTGGTATTAATATGGCCTGGTTTGGTTTAGCAAAAATTGCTTTACAAGCTGGGAGTAAGATATACGCTAATCGACAAAAGACAAAGATGGCTATGTCTGATGCACAGTTAATGCATGCACAGCGTATGGCCCGAGGTGAGGAATCTTACCAAGGCAAACTTTTAGAATCACGAGATAACGATTACAAGGACGAAATCGTACTTGCGATTTTGACACTCCCCATCGTGGTGCTCGCTTGGTCGGTCTGGACAGAGGATCCGGCGGCTATGCAGAAGATAGATGTATTCTTTGAGTATTTTTCAAATCTGCCAAAATGGTTTACAAATTTATGGATTTTAGTCGTTGCAAGTGTTTTTGGAATAAAAGGAACGCAGATATTCCGAAATGGTGGAGCTAAAAAATAGATTGCGTTAGTTTAATAAATACGATAGGAGTTAGATATGAGACAAAACGGTGTAAGAAGCAATGTTAGATTTCCTTATGGAAGCAGCGAAAAGAAACAAGGCTACAATGATAGACTTGACGAATCTTTAGGTGCACGTAACGGAAAAAAATCACAAAGCTTTAAAGACAGAAGAGACGAATCTAAAGGTGCTGAAAAAGCAGCTGGCAAAAGAGCGTACTCTGCTGTTTCAACAATGGACAAATAATTATGGCTAGTATATTTGGAATTGCTAAAAGAGGTTTTGGAAAAGCTCTTAAAAGCTATAAACAGAAAAAAATAGCTAGTGGAAAATCTACTCGTGAAGAACGAATTAAATACGGTGAACGAGGACCTACAATCACAGGTGTTAAACCAAGGGTAAAAGTTCCAGGTGCCAGTAAAGAAGCTATTGAAAGCAGTAGACAAGCAGGTCATACAAAAACTTGGGCTAAAAGAGAAAAAATTGCTAAAGATTTAGATGATAAAATTAAAGGAGCAAAATCAGCTATTAAACAAAGAGCTCATTTAGGTCAGACTAAAGTTTTAAAAAGAAACCAAGGTCCGTACCACAAAATGAAATATAGTGCTGATCCATCTACAGGTAAAAATACAGAACCCTATAAACCACCAGTTAAAAGAGACAAGAAAGCTGATGGTGGACATGTTAATACTTCAAGAGAAAACAGACTAGAAGAACTAGGTCGTGTTGATTCTGAAAGAGCTTTTTCTAAAAAAGGCAAAAGAAATTTAAAAGACGAAAAGAAAAGAATTATGAGTAGAATTAATAAACACTATAGAATAAAAGACTAATGGCTAAAAAGTGGATTCAAAAAGTTAACAAATCAATTAAAGCACGAGGTACAAAAGGAAAATGTACCCCAATAACAAAACCTGGATGTACTGGTAGAGCTAAAGCTTTAGCTAAAACATTTAAGAAAATGGCTGCTAAAAGAAAAGGAATGGCTATAGGTGGAATGACTCCTAAAGCTGGAGCACAGCCTTATAATGGTAGTTATATTAGTGGAAGCCTAGGCGGAGTTAATGTAAGTAATCCTAGTTTAGTTAAATTTTATGGAGATAAAATAAGATAAGAAAGTCTGAATGGATTTAGAAAGTATAATTGTAAAGTTAAATCGTTTTCTAGCGCAACGTATTGAACAACTATCTGTGAATATAACATCAGGTGGGGTTGACAATATGGAAACATATAAGTATATAATAGGACAGATTAATGCCCTAGAGGCAACCAGACAGGAACTCTCTAACCTGCTAAACATTAAGGAGCAAAAAAATGAAGGAACCATCATCGACATCAAGCCAAGAGATCCCCAAAAATAAACTTGGATTAGAAGAAAAATACAAAAAACAACATGAAGATTTGCCTAAACCTACGGGTTGGCGACTTTTAGTTTTACCTTTCAAAATGAAAGATAAAACCAAAGGAGGAATTGTACTAGCTGATTCTACTTTAGAGAAACAACAAGTAGCTTCACAGTGCGGTTTAATTCTAGCAATGGGTCCACAGTGTTATCAAGATAAAGAAAGATATCCTGAAGGTCCATGGTGCAAGACTGGTGATTGGGTAATGTTTGCTCGATATGCTGGCTCTAGAATTAAGATTGAAGGAGGAGAAATTCGTCTTCTTAACGACGACGAAATACTAGCAACCATCAAGAGTCCAGAGGACCTCTTGCATGAATTTTAACATAGAAAAGGAGCACTATGCCTGAAGAAGAAAAAAAACCGAGTGAAAAATCGGTAGACATTGATACCTCTGGCCCAGCGGTCGAGATAGATGTGCCTGAAGAAAAAGATGAATCAGTCGTAGAGACTGAATCAAAAGAGACGAAACAAGAAACAGAGATCAAGGAAGAAGTAACAGAAACACCGAAAGAAGAAACAAAAGTCGAAACTAAACAAGATGACGAAAAACTGGAAGATTATAGTAAAGGCGTTCAATCAAGAATAGCTAAACTTACTCGTAAGATGCGTGAAGCTGAAAGACAGCGAGATGCAGCTACCGAGTATGCTCAATCAGTTGAAGAAAAACGTAAGATATTAGAAAAACGTTTTGAAAAAACTGATGCCGACTATATTAAAAAGTTTGAGTCAAGCATTAAAACTGGAATGGATGCAGCACAAAGAGAATTAGCTGCAGCTATTGAAAGTGGAGATGCCAAGGCGCAAGTTGATGCCAATAAGAGGATTGCGACATTAGCATTTGATAATGCTAAATTAGAGCAAAGCAAAATAATTAGAGAAGAAGCACCTGCAAGACCTGCGGATGTGAGACAACCAGTACAGTCTGAATCTCAATTAGCACCTGCTGATCCTCAAGCTGAAGCTTGGGCTAGCAAAAACACATGGTTCGGTCAAAATCGAGCTATGACATTTACTGCGTTCGAAATTCATAAAGATTTAGTTGAAAAAGAAGGTTTTGATCCTAAATCCAATGAATACTATGTGGAAATTGATAAAAGAATTCGTGTTGACTTTCCGCATAAATTTGGTACAACTGATAATAAGCAAACGACCACGCCCGTTCAGACGGTCGCTTCAGCTCAAAGAAGCGTAAGCCCTGGTCGCAAAACTGTGAGACTCACTTCTTCACAGGTGCACATTGCAAAAAGATTAGGAGTGCCACTCGAAGACTACGCAAAACAAATAAAAAACACGAAGGGAGTAGTATAAGCGTATGAAACAAGAAGAAACAAAACAACCTCGTGCGAGCCAAACACGGTCAAAGTCTGAAAGACCAAAAGTGTGGGTTCCTCCATCTTCTCTAGATGCACCTAAACCACCTGATGGATTCAGGTATAGATGGATTAGAGCGGAAGTCATGGGATTTCAAGATTCGAAAAATGTATCCGGACGTTTAAGAGAAGGATATGAATTAGTTCGAGCCGAAGAAGTCGAAAATGCTTCTGACTATCCAGTAGTAGACGAAGGTCGCTACAAAGGTGTTGTTGGGGTTGGTGGCCTTTTGCTTGCAAAGGTACCAGAAGAGATTGCGAAGCAGCGTCAGGAATATATGACAAGACGTCATAAAGACCGAAGCGAAGCCGTAAACAACGATCTTATGAAGGAGCAGGATAAGAGGATGCCTATCAATATTGATAGACAGTCTCGTGTAACCTTCGGTGGTACAAAGAAGTAATTTTATTTCTATGGCGTAATGCCTATCATCGATTTTATTTAACCGTCTCTAGCAATAGAGATACAAGGAGTACATACAATGGCAAACCTAAATACAAACGGGTTTGGTTTGATCGCTGCTGGAACTATTGGTTCTACACCGGCAAATCAAGGTCAAGGTAAATACTTAATTGATAGTGCCTACAACACTTCGATATACCAAGGAGCATCAGTTGTGATGTTAGCTGGTTATATCACACAAGGACAGTCAGTCATTACCAATAAAAGTATAGGTATTTTCAACGGATGTTTCTACAACGCTTCAACAACATTGAAGCCGACGTGGGCAAATCATTTCGTTGCAGGTACTACTCCAGCAAACGCCGAAGACATACAGGCTTTTGTTATCGACAATAAAGAACAATTATTCGTTGGTGTAGCGGCAGCAGCTATTACGCAAGCAAACATGGGTAAAACATGTGGCTTGACAGTAGTCGCAGCAGCAGCAACAACAGGTGGTTCGACTTTAAGTGGTCAATCTGATTCTTTCGTTTTAACGGGAGCATTACACAACACGGATAGAACGTGGAGAGTAGTGAGAACTGCAGAAGATCCATCTAATAACGACATTGCATCAGTGAATGCATCAGTTGTTGTTTGTCATAACTTAAACCAGTACAGTCATACGTGGCATTAATAGGAGCATATAGACATGGCAATATCACGAGCACAGCTAGTTAAAGAACTAGAACCTGGCCTAAATGCACTATTTGGGCTGGAATATAAAAGGTATGAAAATCAGCATGCTGAAATTTATACCCAAGAATCATCTGACAGAGCTTTTGAAGAAGAAGTAATGTTAAGTGGTTTCGCAAACGCGGACGTAAAAGCTGAAGGGCAAGGCATCTCTTATGATGACGCTCAAGAAACTTTTACTGCACGTTACACTAATGAAACTGTAGCTTTAGCATTCGCTATCACAGAAGAAGCTATCGAAGATAATCTCTACGATAGAATCGCTTCTAGATACACGAAAGCTTTAGCTAGATCGATGAGTAATGCAAAACAAGTGAAGTCAGTAGAACCATTAATTAATGGCCTACCGGCAACTGCTACCTTTAAAACAGGTGACGGAGTTTCGCTTATTAACGCATCTCACCCGACAATTGCAGGTACGTTTTCAAACACGCTTGCAACAGCTTCAGATCTTAACGAAACATCATTAGAGCAGTCTTTAATAGACATCGCTAAAATGACGGACGAAAGAGGTCTTAAAATTGCAGCTAGAGGAATGAAAATGATCATCCCTTCTGAATTGCAATTTACTGCTGAAAGACTGATGAAGTCTCAAGGCAGAGTGGGAACAGCTGATAATGATATCAATGCTGTCAAATCTATGGGAATGGTTCCACAAGGTTATCATGTGAACAATTTCTTAACTGATTCTGATGCATTTTACATCATTACAGACGTACCTAACGGTATGAAAATGTTCAATCGTGCACCATTGACAACTGCAATGGAAGGCGATTTCGATACTGGTAATGTGAGATACAAAGCTAGAGAAAGATACAGTTTCGGCTGTTCTGACCCTAGAGGTATTTTTGCTTCACCAGGAGCATAATAAGTAATTAATGAGGCCGCCTCAAAACGGCCTCATTTGAAAGATAGATTTATAAATACGACTATGAAAAACTTCCGAGTACAAATCCGCTATCATGGCTATTATGCTGACTTCCGCATTATGTGTGAAGATAATGTAAATAGTATTGAAAATTCAATCCTTGACAAATTGGGAAAAAATGAGGTATTATTTGACAGTGATGGATTTACAAATAAAAAACGTAAATGGATTACTTATGAGGAAGTAACAAATGACTCAAGACCTATACAAACAAAAGAAGTCCTTGGAGTTAGATTGGGAGCAGGAGTATAACGAATCAGGTAGATATACTCTTAACATGGTGAAGATTGACGACAAAATCAAAGAGATTGTTACTGCAATCAAACTAGAAGAAGCAAGAGTTGCTCATCGTGTAAATAAGATTGAAGAAGCCGCTCCTTCAGTAAACATAGCTAGCTAGGGCTAACAAAAATCATACAAATACTACAGGATCACTTGCGCCAAATTTAAAATTGGGGTATAGATAAAGTACTATACATTTTTAAATTGAATACTGACGAGTATAGTCGACGACCTAGAGACAGTATTCACATAATCTAGGAGGATTATATCATGGCAACAACACGTTTTAGAGGCCCAGTTCTGCAAGGTAAATTTAACGAAGCAGGTTTAACTGGTTTTAATCTAAATGAAAAGACAGCAGCGTATGCAGTCGTTATCGGAGATAGCGGTTCTACGTTTACTTGTCCTAAAAACGCAGCTACAGCTGGAGCATCGGTGACTTTCACCCTGCCTGCAGTAGCGGCTAACGAAGGTTCTGTTTTTACATTTGTAAACACAGGTGCTGACGGGGCAAACCAAGTAGTAGTAACTGGCGCAGCCGGTGAATTTATTACTTACAAAGGTGTCGTAGCGCAAATCACTTTAACAAATACATTAGCTACTTCTAAAGTAGGTGACTTTTGTAAAATTGGTGGTAATGCAGCTGGAACAGCTTGGCAAGTTTTAGATATCCAAGGTACTTGGGCATAATAAACTTTGTGAGCTCCTTCGGGAGCTCACTTTAATAAGGAATATAAATGAGCACATATCCAGTAGATATAAAAGGAAAGCAGTTAACAGCAACAGGTACAATCTTTGCAGGACCAGCTAGAATTCTTGGTATTTCATATGTTGGAAGCGCAGGAGCAGGAACAATTGAATTGTTAGACGATGCAACAAGTTTAGTTACAATTGATACCGGCACAGGAGCAGAATATATGCAGTTTCCTGGTACAGGTTTTAGATGTACAACAAGTGCAAAAGCAACGTTAACTACGGTTGATAAAGTAACATTCTATTTTGGTTAGGAGGTAATCAGTGGCTAACACGACTTCCGATACTTACAAATTTGGAAAAGAATTTACTATTGCAGATATTATAGAAGAAGCTTTTGAAAGAGTAGGTTTCCCTAATGTATCGGGTTACGAATTAAGAGCTGCAAGAAGATCTTTAAATATTCTTTTTCAAGAATGGGGTAATAGAGGAATTCATTATTGGGAAGTAGGAAGCACAAATCTTTCTTTAGTAGAAGGACAAGATGTTTATACTTTCTTTAGAGAACCATCAGATGGAAGTTCTAATGGTGTGACTACAACTCTAGCCGCAGCGATTTCATCCACAACTCAAACAACAGGAATTACATTAACAGCAAGTACAGGAATGCCTTCTAAAGGTGTTCTTCAAGTTGGAAGTGAAAATATAAGATACACTTCTATTTCTGGATCAGAAGTTTTAGGTGGCGTGATCCGTGGTGCGAATAGCACGACTGCTGCTACTCATTCTGATGGTGCAGCGGTAACTCAAATTGAATTAGGAATGAGTGACATTGCAGAAGTTTATTTAAGAACTAATTTAGGATCAACGAATCAATCTGATTCTCCTTTAGGTAAAGTAGATAGATCCACATATGGTGGTTATGCTAATAAATTATCCAAAGGAACACCTTCTAATGTATGGGTCCAAAGATTCATAGATAGAGTAACATTAAACGTTTATCCAACAGCTGATTCATCAAACGCTTCTAAATCAATACAATTATTTTATATTAAAAGAATTCAAGATGCAGGAACTTATTCTAATGCAACTGATGTACCTTTTCGTTTTATTCCTTGTATGGTAGCAGGTTTAGCTTATTATCTATCACAAAAGTATAGAATGGAAAAAACACAAGCATTTAAATTATTATACGAAGATGAATTAGCAAGAGCATTACAAGAGGATGGGTCGGCTACAAGTACATACGTTACACCTAAAGCTTATTACCCAGCAATAACATAATGGCAAATTACGCATCAGGAAGAAAAGCATTAGCAATATCAGATCGATCTGGTTTACAGTTTCCTTGGAATGAAATGTTAACTGAATGGAATGGTTCGTTTGTGCATTATTCTGAATATGAAAGTAAACAACCACAACTTACACCTCTTCCTTTGAAGGCAGATGCTATGGCTTTATATAAAGTAAGACCGGCTAGAAAAGCTTTTTCAACACCAACGATTTTACCTAACAATCCTTTTACCATGGCAAATGGTTCAACAACGGTTACGATTACTCAACCTAATCATAATTTTAAAACAGGGGATGCAGTTAGATTTAGAGAAATTCCACAACAAGTAATTGGAGGAGTTTCTATTTCTACATTAGAATTAAATAATTCTTTAAATGGAGCTATTACAGCAACTGATACTTCTATCACTTTAAATGATGCTAGTGCTTTTCCAACATCAGGATATATTTATGTACAAACTAAACCTACTGCTGAACAAACTAGAGCAGGAGAAAACATTTTTACTTTAAGCGAAGTTATTAGATATACATCAAAGGTAGGAAATGTATTATCAGGATTAACTCGAGGAACTTCAGCGCCCACTTATGGCGTTTCTCCAGAATCAACAACAGCAAGAACTCATAATAATGCAGATATAGTATTTGGTTCTTATAGTATTACTATTTTAAATATTACTGTTCCTAATCCAGGAATGCCTTCAACTAAAGTAGTGAGCAATCAATATACTATTGCCTTAACAGCAGCCGCTTCTTCAAATGAAGAAGGTGGGGGATTCCCCTCTTTTGCTGGACCAGTAGGAGATAGACCATAATGCCTTTAAAATTATTAGCAAAAAAAGGATTAGGACTACTTGGTAAGCGTGGAAGAAATACTTCGCCAGCCAGACAAGAAAAAATTAATAAGACACGTGCAAAAGCAATTGGTGTTGCTGCAGCAGGAGCTGGAATTGTAGCAGCAGGTGTTAAAAAAGTTAAAAATATAATAGAAAAAGATTACGGTAAAAAATAATGGCATATACATACGCAAATTTAAAAACAGATTTAAGAAGCTACACAGAAGTTGATAGTACGGTATTAACAGATGCTATTTCTAATACTATTACTAAAAATGCTGAAAATAGAATTTATAGAGAAGCAGATAATGACGACAATAGATTTTATGCTACTTCTAATTTAACGATTGGTAATAGATTTGTAACTATTCCCGCTGATTTAAGAATTATTAGATATGCACAACTTACTAATGACAATGTGACCCCTAATGTTCACACTTTTTTAGAGAAAAAAGACACTTCTTTTATGACAGAATATTATGATACCCCTTCTACAGCATCAGGATTACCTAAATACTATGCTAATTGGGATGCTCAATTTTGGGTAGTATCTCCTACACCAGATAGAGCTTATGAAATAACACTTGCTTATATCAAGCAACCGGCTACTATAACCGCTTCGGACTCTACAAGTACATATTTAAGTAACAAATATCAGGATTTACTTTTGTATGCAGTTCTGTTAGAAGCATATGGATACTTGAAAGGGCCGAAAAATATGATAGACTATTATCAACAGTCGTATCAACAGGCTCTACAATCGTACGCGATCGAACAACAAGGTCGTAGACGCAGGGACGAATACCAGGATGGAGTCATTCGAACACCTCTTAAATCAGAACCACCAACACAGGATTAGGAATAAAATATGGCAAACATAATACCAGACAGTTTTAAATCATCTCTTCTAGCAGGAACTCATGATTTTTTATATGGAGTGAGTACAGATACTTATAAATTTGCTTTATATACAGATATTAGTGGATACAGCACCGCATCAACAGTTTATCAAACCGGTAGTGAAGTAAGTTCATCAGGAACTAATTACGTAACCGGAGGAAATGATTTAGCATTAGATACTTTAAGTGGAAGCGTACCTGGTTCTAATACAGCTATTGTAGATTTTGTAAATGAAACTTTTCTTAACGTAACTTTAACAGCAGTTGGAGGAGCCATCTATAATTCATCACAAGGAAATAAACTTGTTTTAGTTTTAGATTTTGGTGGAACAAAAACTGCAACTTCAGGAGACTTTACAATTCAGTTTCCAAATCCAACAGCAACAGATGCAATTATAAGATTAGGATAATATGGCTTTTATTATTAATGATAGAGTAAGAGAAACAACGACAACAACTGGAACCGGCGCTATAACATTAGGCGGTGCAGTTACAGGTTATGAAACTTTTGCTACAGGAGTTGGAACAAATGATACTTACTATGCAATCCATCTTCAAGATGGTGCAGATTGGGAAGTAGGCATTGGTGCAATTTCAGGAACGACATTAACGAGAACTCAAGTTTTAACAAGTTCTAATTCAGATGCAGCAGTTAATTTTACAGCAGGCACTAAAGATGTATTTTGTACAATGCCAGCAAGTAAAGTTGCATACATAGATAATAATGACAATACAGTTAACGCAGCAGGAACGGGTCTAGCAGTAGCTATGGCAATCGCCCTGTAATTAGGAGAATAAAATGGCACAAAATTTTAGAAGATACACATCAAATGCAGTAGGTACAGTAGCAGCTGCTGTTTATACTGCTAACTCTTATGATGCGATAGTAGGAATTTCATTATCTAATATTCTTGCAACTTCAATTGAAGTTAGCGTTTATATTAATGATGGAAGTAACAATATTTATTTAGTCAAAGACGCGCCTATCCCAACAGGTTCTTCGCTTCAAGTTTTAGATGGTGGCGCGAAATTTGTTGTCCAAAGCGGAGATGTTTTATCAGTTATTACTAATACAGCTTCTTCATGCGATGTATGGGTAAGTGCGGTTGATGCAATTAGTACATAAGGATAAACATACATGGGATATATTGGACCAAAACCCACCGACGCACCATTAACAAGTGCGGATTTAGAAGACGGAATAGTTACAACTGCTAAAATTGTTAATTCAGCAGTTACAACCGCTAAAGTTGCGGATGCTAATATAACTGTATCTAAAATTTTAGATTCTAATGTTACATCTGGTAAAATTAATGACACCGCTGTTACTACAGCTAAACTAGCAGCTGATTCAGTTACTAATGCCAAAACTGAATTTACTCCTGGTCTAACGATTAAAGGCGATGGATCTTCTGCGGACGGTAAATTAGTTTTAAACTGTTCTCAAAATTCTCATGGAGTAGGTATACAAGGACCTCCACATAGTGCAGGTCAATCATATACTTTAACGTTACCACAAAGTATTACAAACAATTATTATTTAAAAACAGATGGATCAGGAAATTTAAGTTTTGCTGCTGTCGATACTTATACTAGTGATCTTCCAACTATTGCAAG